TAATATTTTATGCCTACCTAATTCTAAAACTGAAGATGATTGTCCATTATTTGAAATATTAAATTTACAATTCTCTTCATTTTTATCTCCTACTAAATAATTTAATATATAAATATTTTGATTTTGATCTTTGACTTTATTTACTATATTAGTATTTCCTTCTATCCATAATACATTATTTATATTATTCTCTTCATATTTGTTTTTTTCTTCACATAAATGAGCACCTATATGTAAAATCCCATTTATATTTAAATTATATTTTGTTATTAAATTTGTAATATCAATTAACATATTTTTATATTTAAATATGTCAATATGTTTAAATGTAATATTTTTCACATTATAGATAATTAGAAAAAATGTTTAGGTGAAAATATCAATTATCATAATATAGATTTGCTATCATTAGATGTAGAGGGATATGAATTCAATCATTGTTTATTCTATTATTTATAGTATTATGTTGTCAATTTGCGTAAATAAGATGAAGAACATTTTAGGTGATACTGATAAATGGAAGGTCTTGTTGACACTAAGAACGAATATATAACTCATCTATGTGATTTATTAGTACCATATATAGCGAAATCTTTTTTAAAAATATATGAAGAAACCAAAAACTTAAAAGCATTTCAATCAAAGTTAATCAAAATAAAAACTTGGAATGCTTCTTTAGTAGAAGAAGAATATAATGCTTTTCAAAAAAATACAAATTGCTCTTACTTTCATAAACTTGTTAAAGCAATCATTATGACTAGTATTAAAATAAAGTTATTTGAGCATAAACAGAATATTAAAAAAATTAAAATGAAAGTACCTTCAGTTGAAACATTTTATCATAAATGTCTTCAACAATGTGCGCTAATTTTTTGGAAGCATCCATACCTTTTTTATATAAATTTGAAACCAATTGAGAGGCAACACAATTTGAACCAAATCGAATCTTACATCAATAAAGCTATCAAAAAAACGTTTGTTAGTATTTTACCAATTAATGATATAATTGAACAATTAGATGAAACTGTTAATAATCTAGCTGATGATGATGAATCTGATGAAGATGAATATGACGATGTAGAAGAAGATGAAGATGACGATGACGATGTAGAAGAAGAAGATGACGATGTAGAAGAAGAAGATGAAGAAGATGGCGATGACGATGTAGAAGAAGAAGATGAAGAAGATGGCGATAACGATGTAGAAGAAGATGAAGATGACGATGAAGAAGATGAAGATGATGATGAAGAAGATGACGATGAAGAGGATGACAATGAAGAAGTAATTAAAGAAAAACAAGAAGTAATTGAAGAAAAACAAGAAGTAATTGAAGAAAAACAAGAAGTAATGGAAGAAAAACAAATTGAAGAAAAACAAATTGAAGAAAAACAAGAGGTTATGGAAAACATAAAGGAAATCATATTGAAAGACTCCAAAGTTTCTGATGCGTTTTTTTAAGTGCGTGGATAATTTAAAATATTAAATAAACCAAATGATAAAAATGTATTATATATATGCGTTAATAATATCAATAATTCTTTTTACATTTCTAATGATGTTTGAAAAGAAAACAGATAATGGATTACCAAATTCATCATTTGACTATGTAATAACATTTGTAGCGATTTATGGAGTAACTTGTGTTCTTAGTTTTTTTATGACAGATGTATTTCCAACAATGCCACAACCAAAACTTATAAGAGAACAAAAAGCGCAAGATGAAGAGATTGAAGAAAATGTTGACATCAAAATGTTAAAGAGAATTCCTGAAAATATAAAAACTGGAATAGATCCACACGATGATAGCGATAATGAAAGTGATTAATCTGTCCAATTTTTTTTTAGGAAGTAAATAAATGACTTTTCAAATGGGACATATTCGGGCAAGTAATCAATATTCACTTTTATTTGTTTTTTAAGTCTATAACGTTTTATCAAACTTTCATTGAATTCATCTGTATCAATTTGTCCAAGTTGATTTTCCCAAGTTCTATCATCATAATTAGCAGAAAGTTTAATATGAGCTTTCTTGATTTTAATCAATATGTTTAACAATGCTTTCATGTTTTCAAGAAAATCAAAAGGATGTATATAATCACATACAATCTGTTTTACCCCATCAACGTGGTCAAATCCGAATTTCAAATAAGCATTTCTTGTTTTTTCAATATAATGAATAAGTTTCCTTGTATATTTTATATAATTTCTCAAAATGTTTTTCTCAATAATGAAATCGCAATTCATATCTCTAGAAATGCCCAATTTTTGAAAGAACACATTTTGCAAATAATCAAGATTAGTTTTATATCTAATAGAATGAATTAGAAACATGAATTTAGAGTAATTATTATAATTGTACGCAAAAAACTTTTCCATAGCAAAATTTACAGGCATAACATACAAAATATCATGTATGTTTTCATCATCTTGAGTTATGAATTTTTCAATAACATTATGACCTTCTTCCTTATTGGTAAAGAAATCTTTTAATGCGTCAGTATTATTTTCAATGATACATTGTTCAAGATAAAGATTGTCAAACTTATTATTGTTAAACATTATAGAGAAATGTTCTATTGTTTTATACATTTAATATCTACCATATTAATGTCTATCATTTTTTGCTATAATCACACAAAATCATATCAAATTGATTCTGTTATTAATTATAAGTAAATAATTTTCATATATAAAAACTATCCAATTGAATGTGGTATAAAAAGAATAATAATAATAATAAACAATGAAGTTAGAACTTAAAAAATTCGACCCAAACTCAATAAAAGATGATAGTACTATTGTTTTAATAGGAAAAAGAAATACCGGAAAATCATTTTGTATGAAAGATATTTTAAGTCATCATAAGAATATACCTATAGGTATGACAATCAGTCCAACTGAAATAGCAAATAAGTATTTTGAAAAATTCATTCCCAAAATGTTGATACATGAGAGTTATACCCAAGAAATCATTCAAAAATTCATGGATAGACAAGTTAAGATTTGCAAAAAAGTAAACAAAGAGAAAGAAAGAACGGGGTATAGTTCTATTGATCCAAGAGCATTTTTAATATTGGATGATTGTTTATATGATAATAGTTGGACAAAGGATATAAATATTAAAAGTTGTTTTATGAATGGGCGTCATTATAAGATATTTTTCTTAATAACTATGCAGTTTCCACTTGGTATTCCACCACATTTACGAGCAAACATTGACTATATTTTTATATTTCGGGATAATATGATAAGGAATAAACAAAAGATATATGAGCACTATGCTGGAATGTTTCCAAATTTTGATGTATTTCGTACTGTAATGGATTCATGTACAGAAAATTACGAATGTTTAGTAATAAATAACAAAGTTCAAAGTAATAAGATAGAAGACCAAGTATTTTGGTATAAAGCAACCGAAAGTGATTTTAAGATGTGCAGGGATGATTTATGGGATTTACAGGCAATTCAAGATCAAAAATCAGCAATAGCTGATGATGAAGAAGAATATGAGGAGCAATATGATCCAAATTTGCTGATAAAACAGAAAACAAAAATCACTGTTAAAAAGAAGGATTGTTATTATTAAATAACTTAATTTTTAGTATCAACATTTGAAGAAATATCCTCAAATGTTTTTGCAGATGATACACTGACTTGTGTCCTTTCATTAAATAGTTCATCTTTGCTTTCTTTGTTTTTCTTGTAATTCATCATAAGAGTATTAAGTTGAGTTTCACTCCAATTTTGGTCATCAATATCATTTGGATTTGGTGACCAAGGGCACCAACAACCAACTTGTCCAATCATAATATTAAAATTTGGGTCAATTTTCTTTAACACATCACAACGTTTTTTTGCTTCATCCATTGTATCATATACACCACGAACTTTCAACCCTCTAACAGTTGTCTTAAAATTTTGTTTAGAATGAAATTCCTTTTCAATTTCTTCTTCATTTTTGTTTTTAAAGAAATTAAATTGTTCATTCATATCTTCAAATTTGAATAAATGAGAATGATTATCTTTAACAGCATCGAAAACAGTTTTATCATCTGGATATTTTTCAATTAATGTATTAAACATATTATTCATATCT